CAATCAGGCTATTGTTTGCGTTCTCGATCCACCGCTCTAGGTTGCGCTTTGTTTCTAGCCTATGCTCTTCTGCCGTGATGGCATAAAATTGGTTTCGACGCTTCCTTTTAGAAGCAAGATGCAGCCCTTTATCCTCTAAAACCTTGTTTAAAGCTTCCTTTAATCCCTTTGGAGTACTTCTCGCCGGAAGCATTTCTACTTGAGATGGTACGTTGTAGTGTCTTTCTTTTTTCTTTTTCATGGGTTTATTTCAAGTGCGCCGCAGCCAACAATCTTGCCGGCTCCGTCGCGGATGAGTTTTGTTGGACTAGCTAAGTCTGTCCGATGCGGTAGTGCAGTGCGCACATAGCCAGGAACGATGTAAAGTATACCTTTGATTGGATCCGGCAGGTTGCTCACCTTGGCATCCTTGCAGCACATAATGGGCACACCATCGACGTCATCGACCTTGGACAGGTGACTGTGTACTTTGACTGAGTGTCCGCTAGGCTCCACGATGCCATAACCTGTAATGACTATGTCGTGTGGAGTGAGGTTGATAAGCTTATTCATTTATTAAGTTTGCAATTATGTTGAGCGCAAGCATCGTCTTGCCCGATTTGGTTTCCCCACCGATGACTACGAAGTCTCCGTATCTGATAGGACATATGTTGTCGATAGCAGAATAGCCAGTCTTAATTCGCATCGACTCGTCGTCTCCAGTCTCATAGCGGTTCAGTGCATTGAGCAAGAGCGACTTAGTGTCCATGACTTTGGGTGGCGCAAGTTCACGAGAAAGTGCTTCCACCTTCATCACGACGTCACTTAATAGCTCCGGCGTCTGCAACGTCGAGTCGGCAATTGACAGCAACGTCTCGTAAGCCACATGCTGCAAAGTGCGACGCTTAGCGGTGGACTTGACGATCTCAATCAGGTCACCAATGGCTGACGCAATCGGCATCAGAGTGTAGAGATCGCTCAACTGATGAAACTCTGTGCCAGGCAAAGTCTCGCGCACCTTCTCAAAAACTACTCTTATTTCTGACGAAGCATTGCGGCTCTGCTGTTGAAGAACAATCTCGCATACCCGGTGACTTAGGGCGTCGAAGATGTCACCAATCTTGAAGTTCTTCTCACTGATATGGTGCAGGAAGACCTCAGGATGATTAAGCGCAATCGACGCAATCCCACGCTCAGCCTCGCTAGCAGTTGGCACTACCGTGTCTGCTGGCAGCTCGACCGGCCTGCGTCTACCAGCTTTCTTGTGTTGTTCCATTAGTAGCCATTAAGCTGTCACGCTTAAGTAAGGTTTTGATTGGTGTACGCACCATCGACGATGCACGACTGAGCCAGCCGTTAAGGTAGCGTCCCATGCCGCGTTGTGTCTTGCGCCGTGCAGGGTCAGCTTCGATCCAAGCGTGGGCCTTCCAAAGCTCCTGCTCGACGGTCTTCTCGCCGTAGATGATGACAAGATCTTTCATCAAGCCCGCTGGCACCTTCCAGTTTTTGCCGTCTTGAGTGGTGTAGGTTATGTCGTACAAGCTCATCGTCTTGCCTGACTCAGGGTCTTGCTTAAGCTCGTCGACCATCTCGCTGACAGAAGAGTATCGCCTACCAGATGGCTTAAGCAATTCGCGCTCCGAGTCCGTAAGCACAGGGATGCCTGCCATCGCGTCTGCCAAGTCCTGCGCAGGCTGCACAGGATCGGGTGTCACAAGTGACTCTGATTTGCTGATGAGTTGCGCCGCCTCTTCTAGCGGAACGATAAGCTCAACCTTCGTTCCTGACGTGTATGTTATATTGATACTTATGTTCATAAAGTGTGCGCGTTGTGCAGTCGCGCCCCTGCATGGGTGCAGATGGCGACGAATTCAATCTTTCAGAGGGTTGTTAATACCTCGTTCACTACTCGGAATTCTACCGACTTCGCCAAAGTGTCTGGTCTCTCCCAGTGTCACGCCCATTGACCCTTGGCGGCGTTCCCGATCTCGCGTCCGAGAATTGCGCTGTCTCTCCAGCCGTCACACCACTCATCGACCGGGATCTCCCAGTCCTTGCTCGCCGATCACTAGCGGGGCAGATGTCGCTAAAGTGTCCATCCCGTCCCTAAGCAGCCTGAAGAACAACTCAGCGTTCATCGTGACTAGCCAGGGGGTGCGGTTCTTTTTATGAGCAACGATCCACGGCTTGCCTGCGCCGTCACGTTCTGCCTGCTCAGTGGCCTTAATGAGATTGAGGTTCTCAACGAACTTCACCTCTTGATGGAGGTTCTTGAGCTCCTCGCAGATCACATCTGGCGAGTCCGTACCTCCAGCGAACTGCTGGCCCCGCCTTGCGGTAAAGCCAGCAGCCCGGAGTTCGTCGCGCCACATGCGCTCACCTCTACACCCTTTGGCTCTTGAGTTTATGGGCATCTCGTTTGAGTTGGAGCCAATGGTTAACTTCCTCAAGCGAGAACCGCAAGCAACGTGCGCTAATACGGTGATGAGGAATCTTACCTTCACGCGCCCACTTCAATACGGTCTGAAGCGACACGTTCGCCATCGCAGCGATGTCTTTAGCTTTTACCATTTTAAGTCATCCTCCTCTAACTCAGGTGCTTCTTCCTTGGCCTGCTTAACCTGCGCAGATGGAAACGCCTTAGCATACCCTGCACGGTCGGCGCTAATGAACAGGCTGGTAGCGATAGCCTGAAGATGATCAGGACTAAGCGCCTTCACTTCCTTACCAACCCATTCAGCGGCCTTGATCGCCTCAGCCATGAGCTGCGCCGCTTGAAAGAGCGCACGCTTGGCGTCAGCTACGGTGATCGATACAGGTGACGAAGCCTGCACCGGCTTGCGTGGGCCTGCCACTGGTGACGCACCGCTGGCGTCATCGATGATTGCACACTGATCGGTGATCTTCAGTTCATTCTCGCCGCTGTGGGTAGAATGCTTGACACTGATGCCCTGAAGGCCCTTCTTGCCAGCCTGACTCTTGAGCGTCACCATCTGACCTTTCAAGTCCCCCATCTCGTCTGGCAACCAAAACGATGCACGGCACTCGCCGGTTGAGTCTTGAAGGATACAGTTCTGTACCCGCCAAGGGCCAAACTTACCTTCGCCAGTTTTGGGCGGGAACGTCGCTTTGATCGTCACCCGCATTTCCCCGATGACGCTGCCATCGGCCAAATTTGCTAAGTCGCTAATTGTTGCTACTTTCATTGTTTTAAGTTTCATCAGCGGACCATCCACTGAATGATGAGCAAGCTACACGTTGCTTTTCTACGCGCAACTACTTTTTTGAAGATTCGTCTTCATCATCGTCATCATCCTCATCATCACACTCTTCTGACCAAGAATGTTCCAAGATACGTTCTTGGTGCATGAGATGGATGTGCCGATCACGAGCAAAACGGTTGCCCCAACCGGCCTCGTAGCGATTCGTATTGTCGTTGTCGCGTTCGTCCTGAGCCTGGACCAAGATCTCGCCACACTCAAAGTACTCGCAAAGAATGTCTTTTGCGCGTTGGATAATGGCTTGGCGATCTCGTTCTTCAGGTGTCATAACTTGTAGTGTGTCAGTAAAACCCGCCTGCCATCAGATGTCACTTGATAATATCGATGCGCTGTAGCCTTGCGCTCGTTAAGTAAAGTACGAACTGCCGTGCGGCCAATCTTAAGCTTCTCAGCAATTTCCGTGATTGTGTACCACCCCGCTGGAGCTGGTCCGATGTTCATTGTCTCTGCAAGCTCAGTGAGCCAGTCTTTTTCTAAACTGGCAGTTTGAAGCTTCCGTCCTTTAGTTCTTTTGTCAGCCATACAATTGTCTCGTTGTCAGTATATTCACCCCACGCCCAGCCTCGACTCCATGTGGTTGTTGCGATCCTATTCTCCGCATATCCAGCCATTTCTGGATCTCCTAGCCACCCAACAGAGTAGCCAGTCACTCCTTTAATGCGCCGCCCTTCAGCGATTTGTACACGGTGGATGTGTCCCATGACAAGCTTGGTGTACTTACCGTGACACATACGCTCTGCGCTGTCTCGAAGCGCCTGTTCGCTGTGCAGATAGCCGTGCTGGAAAAGAGCGTCGCCAAGGCCAACGAAGCCAGTCTTCAGCTTGTAGTCGTAGACCTTACACTTAATCGACTTGGCCCTGTCGTGGATTTGGTGGTACACACGAGTCGCTAGTGCAGAGATGATTGCTTTAGGGTGGCTCATCAGCGTGACCAGCCTAGCCTCGTGATTGCCAAGCAGGTAGTGCTGGGGACGTAGTGCTGAGATGAAAGCTAGACCATCATTAAGGTCAGCCTCAGGATCGACGGCGGAATCGGCGTTGTCGTTAGTGATAGCGCCAGTGCGCAGACACGTCATGTCGATGGCATCGCCCAGATGCAACACCGTGTCCGGCTTCCAGCGATCACGAAAGCGAAGGACTTCCTTGAGTACAGCCTGGTCGGCCATGAAGCCGTGGCTGCAAGAAACCGCAAGGAAGCGTCGCCACTTCCGTGTTATGTTAGCCATAGGCTATTTTCGCTTGCGAGCAGCCTGTTGGCGAGCGGCGTCCTTTTGTACGCGATAAGCGATTGCCACAGCCTGCTTCTGTGGCTTGCCAGCGCCGATTTCGCGCCGGAGGTTTTCAGTGAAAGCTTTGTCGGATGCGGAGTGTTTGAGTGGCATATGGTTATTTCTTTGAATACTTCTTTCTCGCAAACTGAATGGCTTCTTCTTTAGTTTTAAAGACTCCTTCTACGTTTCTTGATGGGCCAAACACTTTAAACTTATTGTTTGGAGTGGACAGAACGCGGATCTTAAACTTCTGATCGCTTATGCTTGTTGTCCCGTTAATGTCCTCTTCAACAGTATTAGCAGGATCAAAGATAACATTGCCAGCAAGATTGCGATTTGACGCTGCTAGTGCAGCCATAATCCACTTCTTTTTAGCCTCTGTTCCAAACGGAATGGCCGTGTTCTTTGTCAGCTTACTAAATGCTGCGCTCTTTGCCAACCGAGCAGCAGACTGCTCTGTGATGTTAGGGTCTGTAGCAGCCTTAACCGCAAACTCAGTAAACTCTGGGCTGTGAATTAAGTTTGCAAAAGCAGTTCTAATCTCTGGCTTGGTTCCAGTGATTATGTTTGATAACTTGCTAGCCATGCCAGCCCCCAATGCTGCGCCTGCTGTTTGGCCTAGTGGGCCTATAAAACTTCCAGCAGCCCCGCCAATTACAGCTCCAGCAATCGGACGTCCAATGCCGTTAATAAGCTGTTCAACAAACCGTTCAGCGTGTAATCCAGCAAAAAAGTCTTGATTGGCTTTTCCGTTGTGCAGCAGATTTGCCTGCATTTTGGCAATTCTATCGCCAAGAGTTGCAACGCCTTCGATGATGCGAATGTCTGCCGGAGTTACGCCGGGAGCCTGTTTAATCTTTTGCCAGATAGGAGCTTGAGTCTTAAGTCTGCCAACCTTTGCAGCAAAGTCACTGAACGACAATTTTCCAGCCTTGTCTGATGTAGCATTCATCAAAGAAGACATGAGCACAGTCTTCTTTAGATCATCTGGCACTACGTTAAGCAGCCTTTCAATTGGTTGAGTATTTCCTTTTGCGCCAGAATTGATGGCGCTTCGCATTAAATCCGCAAGACTGCCGGTGTTGTCGCTGCCAAATCCTTCTATGATTCGATCATTGATATCACCTGCTTGTTTCCACAAATATGAAGCTTG